GCGTGTGCTGTTTTTGTTTGCCACCCTTCGCACCAGTGATCGTTGCCATATTGCGTCCATAAAAAAACCCGCCGAAGCGGGTAGTGATTTTTAGAAATAAAAAAACCTGCCTATAGGCAGGTTCATTCGAAAGGGTCAGGAACTGGAGTTTTAAAGTCCTTGCTCAGCTTGTTTTTTTGTATCGTTTTCTCGCTCATTAACTACATCGCCAAACAATACAGATTCATAGCTGACAGTGATAAATCCTTCTCCTCTGCGTTGTCCTTTGATTTCAAGAGCTATATCACCTCCGCCTGCAGGTTTAAAGAATGCGCTGTAGGCCCCGCATCCTTGGTATGCCAAGCATTGATAAAACTCATCATTATCCTTATACAGCTCCTTACCAATATACTCATATTTTGAATCTGGTTTTCCGTATTTATTAGTAAGTAGCCCTTTGATTTTATTATAATCTTCTAACCCAGTTGAACCATATGCGTCCCCACGAATGTTTTCAACGACGATTACCTTAACAAGACCATGTTTATCATCAATAACGCCATAAAATTCATCGAAACCCGATACCTTTATAGGGGGGTTGCTTATAGAAAATAATTTCAGCCGGGTATCATTTTTTCCAGCAGGTGCAGCGCCGTAATCCTTAGTGAGAGTTTCTTTGCTTTCACCCCATTTCAAACCCAAAGGGGCTTGGAACCCGTCTTCTGCTAATGCAGACGCAGAAAATCCGATAATCATTAAAGCTGTAATCAAACTACTCCGTCTCATAGTCCTATCTCCCATCAAAAAAGACTCAGACTAATCTTAATACCATGGCCTTTATTGGTCAGCAACCCCTACAACCTATTCGTTATTAAACGTCTTCAGCCACAATTCCTGCGCTTATAATGGCCCCACCGATTTCACGTTCCCCATACAAGACTGGCACAGGATTCCCCATAGCAATAGTGTTTACGGCGCCGCCGAATGCGTATGAAGGTCTATTATCGGGATCGTCGCGCATCTGTAAGCCCTTTGGCTGTGGGGATAGCATTTGGTAGATACCTCCCGCCGCTGAGGTAATACCCCCGATTATCAGTCCGTTTGCAAAACCAGCGCCAATAACCCCCCAACCAACCGGACCTAAGGCAAGTCCTGCCACAATCATCACAGCGCCAAGAATGGTCTGGAACATACCGGCTTTCTTTGCCCCTTCCATTACCGGCGCAATGCGAATATCGTTATTGCCGCCAAGGTGCTGGTAGTCCTCCACACCAATGTTGCGTTTACCCCGAAATACGGCGAAGACCATGCCATTTTTTTTCGCATTCATGAGGTAGCTTTCAAAGCCGTCAAAATTGACGCAAAGGGCCTTCACGGCCTCGGCCGAGGTCTGGGCCGCCAGCCTGTGAACACGGCCAAACCGCGCGCCGATCGCGCCATACAGGCGAATAGTGGTTAATCGCGCCATGGTTTGATCTCCTTAGGTAAGTTTTTATGGCGGACACATATCATCGTCCGGTCTTTGAAATAGCCGCGGGCATACGGTGTAATGCATGATGGCTGGCCGTACAGGTGGTGAAGCAGCTCTCCCTCTTCGGTAACGATCCCCGCGTGGTTCCACTTATCAGACTGTACCTGCATGATCATCATGCACCCAGGTATAGGGTCGCACTCTATGAAACCTTCCCGCTCCCAGTTGTCGGCGTAGAGGTTGTCCGGGTACTGGCTCTCCCACCAGGGGTAGTCAACGCGGAAATCGTTCAGCACGACGCCCTGCGTGGCGTGCCAGTCCATGATCAGCCCCCAGCAGTCATGCGAACCCAGAATGAACGGGCGGCCAATCAGGGGGATCTCGTCCGGGGTAATTTCTGCGTATTCGTCGCAGTCAGGCGCATAAATGCCCCAGACCACACCAGAGTTATTGCACTGCTGGCGGTCAAGGTCAGACGGAATTGGCCGGGCGCCGTCGCCCGGATGGGAGTGAATGACACGAATGATCGTGCCGCTATCCTCCGCGTTAGCCCACTCCTCGCCATCGATGCGGAAATGCTCTTCGGGTTGTTCATGGCTATTCGGTACCGGGACGTAGCGCTGGCGGCGGCCCGCCTGGATAACGAAGCCACAGCACTCGCGCGGTGATTCCTCCAGTGCATGTGCCCGGATTGCTGCCATTATCGTTTTGTTCATGGGAAAACCTTATCGGGAGATCAGAACCGTGCTGGGGTAGCCGCCAAAATCGAGAATGGCGGTATTGGGCTCGGCCAGGCCAGCGCCGAATCGTTTACGGCAGTCGCTGAGGCAGCCGCCGCACCCGTCCAGTGCCGGGTCTGAAACAGGATTGCCTTTGGCGTCGAAATACGCCGTGCCGTTGTAGGTGCAGCCGTCGCCGCTACGGTACTGGCCGCGCATCGCCCACTCACAAAGAGAAGTTATCTGCCGGGTGGGAATGACCTGTCCTTGCAGATCCGCCGGGCTGCTCATCGCCCACGCTACCGTTTCGTCATGCTCTGCCGTTTTGGTATCAAGCCAGAACGTTTGAAGCTTATAGGCCGTGGGATCGGCTGATGGGTTATCTCCGCCCGGGAAGTTCACCGCATCGAGATAAACGGCATAGGTGTCGATAATGCTCACACGGGCGTTGACCATGTCCCGGAACTGCAGGCACAGCGCTGTGATATGACCGTCCAGATTCGACACACTAAGATCCGGCTCTGCCGCCTGGTCTGTTGAAAGCTCAAGGCCGGACATCTGGAACGGCCAGAACTCATAGACCTCACCATCCCAGATAATGGGCTTCGGCCCGAGCTTGTCCTCGTCACCGTTCGCCGCGTCAATTTCTTCAGGTGTATGCGGAAACGGACTATAATGGAAGCGGTGGATCCCGCCGCTAAATTCTGACGCATCCACTTTGATTAATCGCACCCTGCCACCGGGTGCCAGTTTTGCAGCCTGATCGACCAGTGCCATTATGCGTAAACTCCGTAAGCCCGCTTAATGGTGAACGTCAGTTCTGCGGCATTGCTGCTGATCAGGTTCTTACGCAATGAGTTAGCCACGACGCGATAAAGACCCTTATCCTCTCCCGGCGGGGTGATGATGAAAGCCTTTACGGTATGGGCCAGCAAGAAGGCGCGGAGCTCGTTAACCTCAGCCTCCTTACCAACATATTTCATCGGGACCTGTATGGCCGTGGAGTTAATGCCGTTCTCGGCAACTTGCTCATACCCGTCGCCAAACTGTGCGGAGCGGATCGCCTGGGCATACTCAATGGCCCCGCCGCCCAGCTGCACAGGCCATTTGTAAGTTTCAACTGCCATATTTACTCCATAAAAAAAGCCACCCGGAGGTGGCTATAGATAGAGGCTGGCTATTTATTAAATACAGCGCTCAGTTATATTCTTAAAATTCTCTCGTATATACCAGCTAGGTAAATAAAGCTTAACTTCCGTCTGGCCCTTAACTTCTACAACGTCAGCAGCAGCAGTATATTGATCTGTGTAAACAGTCTTTCCTCCAGGGTACGGCTGAATGAAGGTGCTGACCACACTTCCATCTAAAAGGCGCTGCGACTGCCAGCCGTAAAGCATGCATTGAGCGACGCTATCTACCGCCTTACTTGAGGAGAAAGTGTAATCCGGCCCGTCACCTCTCAAATCCGTTAGGTTTCTACAACCAATTAGCCCTAACAACACAAACAGTACCATCGCCTTCTTCACGTCACTCCCCTTGGTCCGATTTTTTAACCATATTAACCAAGGGATTAGCTAAAAACTACCGCCCTTTAGTGAAGTTGTAGATTAACCCTCCGGGTTTCAAATGCCGCAAAACGGTCTGGGTGGTCAGATCCTGAATCTCTCCTGCCAGCGCTCTCCCAAAAGCGTCCCCCGAGCTGCTTGTTTGCGCCGAAGCATTACCGTTAGCATCAACGTGGACAGAAGTTTGTATCACAGGAGCCAAAGCGGCTGCGCCTGCATTACTGCCCAGGCCGAACATGGGTGCCCGACCAACAAGACCACCGCTGGCATAACCCTGAGCGTTGCGCATGAGTGCGTAGAGGTTATCGACGCCCAGCGCGCTGGTGGCCTCTTTGGTGAAGACGAACTCGTCTTTATGAACGATGCCTGCAGGCTCATATTTGCCGCCGGGGCCGGTGTAGCCACCAGAGTCATAGAGGCTGACGCCTGAATTAGCCGCGCTGACGTAAGCGCCTGATGGCGTGCTCCCGCTGCTGCTGACGCTGCCGGTTACCCACCCCAGCGCAGACTGCACGGCGTAGGCCACCAGTAGCCGGTTAATGACATCAGCGATCATCTTCATCATCGATGCGGCAAAGCTTTTGAAGCTGGCCGTGCCGGTGGTGACCAGGCTCGTCATCATGTCGGAGATGCCGCCCAGCGCTGACTGCGCCACGCTCTGCATCGAGGCGTAGACGTTAGTTGCAGAGTCCAGGTACTCAGCCCAGCCCTTTTTAAAGCCAGCTCGCCAGTCACCGCGAAGCTTATCCTCAGCATCGTAGTAATCCTGAGCTGCTTTGAACTCCTTCTGGTAGCCCTCATCCTCAAGGCTGCCACCAGCATTAATCCAGCCGCTACGCAGTTGAGAGAGCGCTGTCTGGCGGCTCGCCAGCCTGTCACTCATCGTTGCGCCTGACTCAAGCCCGGCCTGCTTTTCTGCCATCTGCGTGACGTACTTGCTGGCGGTATCCATGCGCTTGTTAAGCTGCTCCTGCGCGGTGATCTGGTCGCCCAGCAGCGCTTTCTGGCGGGCCAGCGCCAGCACCTGATTCTTGCTCGCCAGCAGGGATTGCTCCTGCTTCGACAGCTGCCGTGTGCGGGCCGCCTCTTCAAGTACAGCGAACTTCGACTGTGTGGCATAGAGGTCTTTCCGCTGCTGGCTGATTGTGTCATTGACCGAGCGGTGATCCTGCAGCGTTTTCAGCTGCGCCTGCAAAGCCAGCAATTCGGCCTGAGCAAAGTCTTCTGCGCGATCGCCGGCGGAGACCGTTATCCCTTTCGCTTTGGGCGTTTTGGGGTCTTTATACAGCTTCTCAATGCCAGCGCGGGCCTGCGCAATTTCCTCTGACGTCCACAGCTTTGCCGTTCCGGCTTTTGCTGCTTTCGCATTGTCAGCAATCGCCTTATTCAGCTCTTCCTGAGCTTTGCGTCGCTTATCCGCTGAAGTGGTCCCTGCATCAAGATAGCGATTGATAACCTGCTGGGCATCGATCGCGTCTTCATTGACTTTGTTGCCTGACGTTATAGCGCCATTCAGGCTTTCCTGTAGGGTGATCGCCTGCTGCATCGGATTAATCTGGGCTTTCAGTGACGCAATCGCGGCAAGCTGGGCCTTACGGCGATTATCGTAGTCCTGATCCTGCGAGCTGGTGTCATAGCTGTAGCCATATCCCATGCGCTGGCGCTCAGGAAGCAGATTTTTTTCCAGCGCAGCGAGCTGGCTTTCCATTTGCTTAAGCATGTCCTGGGCTGCCTGCGGGCGGCCAATATTCAGTAGCTCATCCCACATACCCTTAAGCGCATTCCGGGTGGCATTCGCCGCCCTTTCCACCAGCCCAAGGTTATTCAGGATCTGCTGGCTGCGCTGCTGCTCTGCTTTGCTGTAGGCCTCTGCTGCCGTCTGGCCTGCCGCCTCCTTATCCCCTCGTCGTTCAAGCGCGGAAATGTACTCGAACTGCGCGGCGGTCAAGTAATGCATCTGGCTGTTCAGCACGGCGGAAGCTTTGGTCGGATCGTCATACAGCTTTTTGAAGTTGGCGATCGTCTCAGATACGGCCTGGCCGGTAGCCTGCTGCATGGCTATTGCAGCGCGCGCAACTGATTCAAATTTGTCTGCGTTGAACTTCCCGGACCCAACCACCTCGGCCAGAACGCTGGCGCTGGCGTACTGCGTGACACCATTGCCGGAGAGAGATTTTGCCAGTGCAGATAGCTGTCCTGCGGTCTGCCCGGCATAATTACCTGTGAGGATTAACTGTTTGTTGAACTCAGCGTTCTCTGCCGATCCCTTGAAGTAAGCTACGGTAAGCAGCGTTGCGGTACCGGCCAGAAGCGCCAGACCCACGTTAACAGGTGTAATCAGCCCACCCAGGGCTTTCAGCATATTGCCGATGCCGCCAAACGAGTCTTTAATCTGCCCACCCTGCTGGATAGCCACCAGCCAGATCGGCATGCCTGACGCGAGCGAAGTAAAGACGTCAGTAATTTGCGCGGGTAACTGGCGCATGGCCTGCTGATACTGACCGGCGCTGATCATGCCCCTCTCCCAGGCCGTCTCCTGCTCCCGCAGTTTCGCAATAAAC